CCAATCTTTGCAACAGAGCCCGATGATTTTCTTGCGCATGGGTTCGTCTCGTCTTTGCTGTGTGGGCCCTGCGCAAAACGGCGCGACGACCCGAGTCGCCGGTCTTTTCCGACTTCCAACGATGGGAGGGTCAAGGGCAAAAAAGGCAAAAATTCTGCCTTTAGCTCAGTAGTTTGCAGTAATCTGTCGCAGCCGCATGCAGGCACGCAAACGGGTGCGGCTTCCATATACAGGTGCCGCTTCCAGCCTTGTTTTGCTGACTACATGCCGCTGTGCCGACTGACCGCTAGTCCCGGTGGCGCAGGCCACCGTCAGTGGGGGCTTTGAGGCTTGCCCAGCTGCTCAAGGTCGGTTCCTCCAGATCGGCCAGGATCGGGCAATCGGGGCGGTCGTCGCCATTGCAACAGTCAACCAGCGTGCCGAGCGTTGCGGCCATGGCCTCGAGGCTGCGCGCGCGTTCCTGCAGGCGCTCGATATGCGCCTTCGCGATCCGCTTGACGTCCGAACTCTGGCGGGACTTGTCGCGCCATAGCCCGAGCAGATCGTTGATCTCCGCTACCGCGAAGCCGAGATCGCGCGCCCGGCGGATGAAGCGCAGCATGTGCACATCCGAGGGCGAATAATCGCGATATCCTGAATCCCTCCGGTCGGCCTTCGGGATCAGCCCGATCTGCTCGTAGTAGCGGATCATCTTGGTCGAGACGCCCGAGGCTTTCGATGCTTGTCCGATATTCATGACGATCATCCTATTCCAAATGGAGTGGAGCCGACACCGGTCATTCCGGCGCTTTGAAGCGGCGCAGGCGAAGGGCGTTGCCGAGAACGAAGACGCTCGATGCCGCCATCGCCGCAGCCGCGAACACGGGCGAGAGCAGCACACCCCAGCCCGGGTAGAGCGCACCTGCAGCAACCGGCACGAGCGCGATGTTGTAGGCAAAGGCCCAGAACAGGTTCTGGCGGATGTTACCGATGGTCGCGCGCGACAGGGCGATTGCCGTCGCCGCGCCATTGAGGTGGCCCGACATCAGCACGATGTCTGCGGACTCGATAGCGATGTCGGTGCCCGTGCCGACGGCGAGGCCGACATCGGCCGCAGCCAGCGCCGGTGCATCGTTGATGCCATCGCCGATGAAGGCGGTGTGGCCATGGCTCGCCTTGAGGCGGCGGATCGCCTCCACCTTGCCTTCGGGCATGACTTCGGCGACGACCTCGTCGATACCGAGCTCACGGGCGATGGCATCAGCCGTTCGGCGATTGTCGCCGGTGATCATCGCCACCTTGAGCCCGAGCGCATGGAATGCCCTGATTGCCGCCGGAGTGCTGGGCTTGATCGGGTCCGACACCGCGATCACTGCCGCCAGCTGGCCGTCGATGGCAGCATAGAGCGGCGACTTGCCCTGCGCCCCAAGCGTCAAAGCCATGTCGGCAAACGCCTCGGTCCCTATGCCGAGTTCGGCCATGTAGCGGTGCGAGCCGATCTGAATGTGTCTTGCCTCAACCTGCGCCTCAGCACCGAGGCCGGTTTGCGACTGGAAGTTCGCGGCTGCGGGAACAGTCAGCTGCTCGGCCTCTGCCGCCGTCACGATGGCGCGCGCGATCGGGTGTTCCGACTTGGCTTCAACCGCGGCAACCAGACGCAGCACCTCCTCGCGATCGAAACCGCCGGTGACAGCCAGATCGGTGAGGGTCGGCCGGCCTTCGGTGAGTGTGCCGGTCTTGTCTAGCGCGATCACCTTGGCATCCTTTAGCGATTGCAGCGCCTCGCCCTTGCGGAACAGGATACCCAACTCCGCGCCGCGCCCGGTGCCGACCATGATCGAAGTAGGCGTGGCGAGCCCCATGGCGCAGGGGCAGGCGATGATCAGTACCGCAACGGCATTGACCAGTGCGAAGGTCAGCGCAGGCGATGGCCCGAACGACAGCCATGCGAGAAATGTAAGGGCAGCGACGGCAAAGACGGCGGGGACGAACCACATCGTCACCTTGTCGACCAGCGCCTGGATCGGCAGCTTTGCGCCCTGCGCCTCCTCGACCATACGGATGATCTGGGCAAGCATCGTCGCCTCGCCGACGGCGGTCGCGCGCAGGGCAAGCGCCCCCTGCTGGTTCACGGTGCCGCCCACCACATCCGCGCCCGCCGCCTTGGCGACGGGGATCGGCTCGCCGGTGATCATCGCCTCGTCGACGAAGCTCTCACCCTCGACGACAGTGCCATCGACCGGGATGCGTTCGCCCGGGCGCACTTCGACGATGTCCCCCGCCGCGACGGCCGAGACGGGCACTTCCACCAGTCCCCCGTCGCGCCGCACGCGCGCGGTCTTGGCCTGGAGGCCGACGAGGCGCTTGATCGCCTCGGACGTGCGCCCCTTGGCCCGCGCTTCGAGATAGCGGCCAAGCAGGATCAGGGTGACGATCACCGCAGCCGCCTCGTAATAGACGTTCACGGTGGCATCAGGCAGCAGACCCGGCGCGAAGGTCGCAACCAGCGAATAGCCGTAAGCCGCCGTCGTCCCGACCGCGACCAGCGAATTCATGTCGGGCGCCAGACGCAGCAGAGCCGGCACGCCCTTCCTGAAAAACCGCAGGCCGGGCAGCGCAAGGACGAGGGTGGTGAGAATGAACTGAACGATCCAGCTCGCCTCCATCCCGATCGACGACATGATCAGTTCATGTGCCCCAGGGATCGTATGACTGCCCATTTCGAGCACGAACACAGGCAGGGTCAGGATCGCGGCCAGTGTCAGATCGCGCTTGATCGACTGAAGTTCGGCGGCCTTGCGCGCATCCGTCTCGGCTGCGCGCTCGGCGCCGCCCGTATCGATGATGCGGGCCGCGTAACCGGCATGAGCGATCGCCGCGATCATAGCGAGCGGGTCTGCTGTGCCCGTGACGCTGGCCCGCTCGGTGGCAAGGTTGACATTGGCGATGGCGACGCCCGGCACGGTCCGCAGTGCGGCCTCGACACGGCCCACGCACGAAGCGCAGGTCATGCCCTCGATCGCCAGTTCGTGGTGCTCGGCCGGCACGCGGTAGCCGGCGGCTTCAATCGCGGTGGCGAGGCTTGCACGCTCCACTGAGTTCGCGGCAACGATGGTAGCCTTTTCGCTGGCCAGATTGACGGTCACAGAACGCACGCCGTCGACCGCGGCGAGCGACTTTTCGACCCTGCCGACGCAGGATGCACAGGTCATTCCCTCGATCGGGATAGTCAGTGACGACTCGGCAATTGCCGGAATTTTTTTCGCTTTTGCAGCTTGTTGCATGACGATCACCTTGGACTTAACGGATTTCGTCCTGACCATCTGCATCTTCCCATCGTGGGAAGGTAAAGTGAATTCTTCAGAAGGCGGCAGCAGCGTACCTTTTGCCGCTATCCGGGGCCAGGAATGCCTTGCTGCGGCGACCTGGCCTGCAATTGCCGCTTGACCTTACAACGCTAGTAACCCGGAAAAGCTGGATCTCCTCAAGACGAATCAGGAGATCAACATGAAATTCCGCATCGAAAACATGACCTGCGGCGGGTGCGCCAAATCCGTCAGCAAGGCGATCGCATCGGTCGATCCGAAGGCGGACATCAGTTTCGATATCTCCAACAGGGTGATCGCATTCGAAAGCCGCGAAAGCGAATATCTGTTCGCGCTTGCGCTCGCATCCGAAGGCTATCCAGCAGTGAGTATCTGATTAGGTTCCATGTCGCTTGTCCCGATACCCTCCCATGCTTCGGGACAAGTGGCGGGATGCACTGACAGGACCGTTGAACAACAAGGCAGCTACCATGAGCCACCATTCAATCGAATTGTCCCGCCGCGGCCTGCTCCGGGCCGCCGGTGCCTCCTCGGCGCTCGCCGCCTTGCCCGCCTGGGCGCAGGGCCATAGTTTGGGCCATTCGGGGCACCGGATGCGCGGCGGCGCGCCGATCCGTGTGGGCTTTGACGAGGTGTCGGGCGCGGTGATCGATCTGGCCGTCGGCCATGGGCCGCGCGTGGTGCAGGGGCGCAAGGGCCACGGCATCGCCGTCAACGGCTCGGTGCCGGGGCCGCTGATCCGCCTCAAGGAAGGCCAGAACGTCCGCCTCAACGTCACCAACCACCTCGACGAGGATACCTCGATCCACTGGCACGGGCTGCTGCTGCCGTTCCACATGGACGGCGTGCCGGGGATCAGCTTTCCCGGCATCAGGCCGGGGCAGACCTTCACCTACGAATTCCCGATCCGCCAGGCGGGCACCTACTGGTATCACTCGCATTCGGGCCTGCAGGAACAGCAGGGGCATTACGGCCCGCTGATCATCGACCCGGCGGGCGCGGAGCCGGCGGAATATGACCGCGACTACATCCTGCTGCTGAGCGAGTTCACCCCGCTCCATCCGCACACGATCATGGACCGCCTGCGCAAGGGCGAGGGCTATTTCAACTACCAGCAGACCAGCTGGACCGACGATTACCCGCTCTCGGCCGAAGACCGCCGCATGTGGGCCGAAATGCGCATGCCCGCGACCGACATCGCCGATGTGACCGGCTCGACCTACACCTACCTCGCGAACGGGCGCGGACCGAAGGAGGGGATGGAGTTCCTGTTCACCCCCGGCGAGCGAGTGCGCCTCAGGATCATCAACGGCGCAGCGCAGACCTTCTTCAACCTGCGCATCCCCGGCCTTCCGATGACGGTGATCGCCGCCGACGGCCAGAACGTGAAGCCGGTGGAAGTCGACGAGTTCCAGATCGGCACGGCGGAAATCTACGACGTGATCGTCGCGCCCACTGCCGAGGCCTATACCATCGTCGCGGAAAGCATGGACCGCTCGGGCCTCGCGCTCGCCACGCTGGCGAGCCGTCCGGGGGCGCGCGCCGCGATCCCGCCACCGCGGACACCGCCGCTGCTCGACATGGGCGACATGGGGATGAACCACGGGGACGGCGGCCACTCCATGGCGGGCATGAAAATGCGCGATCCGCTGCTCCTGCCCCCCGACGTGAAGGTGGGGCCCGGGATCGACATGGTTGCGATGGCGCCGGTCGACAAGCTGGGCGATCCGGGCCTCGGGCTGCGCGATGTCCAGCACCGCGTGCTCAACTACCGGATGCTCGCCGCGCTCGAGCCGAACCGCGACACCCGCACGCCCTCGCGCCTGCTCGAGCTGCACCTCACCGGCAACATGGAACGCTACATGTGGTCCTTCGACGGCGAGATGTATTCCGCGGTCCACGACAAGCCGATCCGGTTTGCGTGGAACGAGCGGGTGCGGGTGAAGCTGGTCAACAACACCATGATGGCGCACCCGATCCACCTGCACGGGATGTTCTTCACGCTGGTCAACGGCGAGGAGCCTGCGCACCAGCCGCGCAAGAACGTGGTGATCGTCCAGCCGGGTGCGAGCGCGCAGTTCGATCTCACCGCCGACGAGCCGGGCGACTGGGCGTTCCACTGCCACCTCCTCTATCACATGCACGGCGGGATGATGCAGACCGTGACGGTAATGGGGCCGGAGGCGGGCGCATGAGGATCGTGCTTCCCGCTCTCGCTCTGCTGTCGGCTGCGCCGCTCGCCGCGCAGCACCAGCATCACGAACCTGCACCGGCACCCGCGCCCGCCGCCGATCCGCACGCCGGGCATGACATGAGCGCACCTGCTGCCGATCCGCATGCAGGGCACGACATGGCTCCGCCTGCCGCTGATCCACACGCCGGGCACACCATGTCCGCGCCTGCCGCTGATCCCCATGCAGGCCACGACATGGGCGGCATGGACAAGCCTACCGCATCGCCCGGTCCCGACATGGAGACCCCGCCCCCGCCCGAGGCCGGAAGCGGACCGCCGCGCGCCGCCGATGCGGTCTGGGGCGCCGAGGCGATGGCCGCCTCGCGCGAGGATCTGCGCCGCACCCACGGCGATTTCCCGGTGTTCTGGTTCCAGGGCGACCGCATGGAAACGCAAGTCCGGCAGGGGGAAGACCTCTACCTCTGGGACATCCAGGGCTATTACGGCACGCCGACCGAGCGCCTGTGGTTCAAGTCCGAGGGCGAGGGCGAATTCGGCTCCAAACCCGAGGATGCCGAGGTCCAGGCGCTCTACGCCAAGGCCTTCATGCCCTTCTGGGACCTTCAGGCCGGTATCCGCCACGATATCGCCGGGCCGGACACCACCCATGCCGTAATCGGCGTGCAGGGCCTTGCGCCCTACATGTTCGAGGTGGACGCGGCGCTGTTCCTCAGCACCCGCGGCGACATCACCGCCCGCATCGAGGCCGAAATCGACCAGCGCATCACCCAGCGCCTGATCCTCCAGCCGCGCGTCGAGCTTAACCTTGCCGCGCAGGACATTCCGCAGCTCGGCATCGGCGCGGGCCTCGACCAGATCGAGGTGGGCGCGCGGCTGCGCTATGAAATCCGCCGCGAATTCGCGCCCTATATCGGCATCGAGCAATCATGGCGCACCGGACAGGGTGCCGACTATGCCCGCTTGCGCGGCGAAGACCCTTCCGCCACCAGCCTCGTCGCCGGCATCCGGTTCTGGTTCTGATCAACTCGAAGGACGTACCCCCGATATGCGTATCCCTGCTCTCCTCGCCGCGCTTGCCCTGACTGCGCTATCCCCTGCCCCGCTGATGGCGCATGTGAAGCTTACCAGCTCGACCCCGGCGGCCGGCACGGCGACCAAGGCGCCGACGAAGATTACGCTGACCTTCAACGAGAAGGTCGTCCCGGCAACCGCCGCTGCGGCGATCGTGATGACCGCGATGCCGGGCATGCCGGACCACGGCGAGATGCCGATCCGCAACTTCACCGCCACCTGGTCGGCCGATGGCAAGACCATCACGCTGACCCTGAAGAAGCCGCTCCCAAAGGGCACCTATGAGGTGCGCTGGCAGGCCGCCGGAGCCGATGGGCATCGCATGAACGGCACCGTCAACTTCATCGTCAGCTGACAACAGCGTGGACAGTCTGGCTGAACAGGGGTTGCGCCTTGCACATTATGGTGCGCTGCTTTTCCTGTTCGGTTGGACGGCGTTTCGATTGCTGAAGCTGCGGCACTTGGAGTGGGTGTCGCAGAATGAGGGCAGGGCTGCCCTGACCCTCGTCGCCGTTTCTGCGCCGCTGTTGTCAATCGCGCTGATGCTGGTGTCGATTGCAGCAATGATGGGCGCGCCGATTGCTTCGCTCGACTGGCCGATGATCGAGGCCGTGATCATCGGCACCGAAATGGGAATGGCGTTTCTGATACGCTTGGCCCTGCTGATTGTCGGCCTTTGCGCGTTGATGACAAGCCGAGCAGGTAGGCCAACTTCGTTGATCGCGGCCTTGTGCTTCGCTAGCGCATTGCTGACGCTCAGCTGGAGCGGCCATGCGGCTGCAACCGAAGACGGATTGGGCTTATTCCACCGATTCAACAATGCCGTTCATCTGCTGGCGACCAGCCTGTGGCTGGGTGCCATTTGCTGGTTCCTGTTCCTGACACTGAAAGCCCATCGGCAGCGCGATCTCATCCCTGCTTTGCCGCTGCTTCGCGTGATGCACGGGTTCGCGCCATTGGGCGTCGGCCTGGTTGCTGTAGCTGCTCTGACGGGCGTGATCAACGCGCAGTTGATCTTTGGACTGGAGAACATCGTTGCGGTTTTGACCACGCCTTATGGCATCTTGCTGATCGCCAAAGTCCTGTTGGTTGGCATGATGCTGACGTTCGGCGCGCATAACGCCTCGATCGGACGCCGGGAGGTTCTCGACCAACGCCGCGAGACTGCGGAGCCCAATAACGCATTGTCGCGCCTTCGCAGAAGCCTGGCAGGCGAGTTGCTGCTGGCCGGCGGTGCAATAGGTCTGGTTGCGGTCCTTGGCACGATGTCGCCAATGATGATGTAAATGCAAACGAGACACAGGGAGGAACAAGGTCATGCTCAAGGGTGAAGTGGTTCAATCGGCAGGGCGACGAGCGGCGCGTAACGCTGCTATCGCGGCAATCGGGCTAAGTCTGACGGCTGCGCATCCTGGGGCGCACGATGCGCCGCCAATGCCGGTCTCGGGAGCGCCGAGCGGCACTATCGACGCGGCAACACCGGTCGGTACTGTCATGGCCTTCCACGCTGCACTTGCCAGCGGCGATACGGACGGAGCGCTGATGCACCTTTCTGAAGACGTCGTTATTTTTGAATCTGGCGGCGTTGAAAACAGCCGCGCCGAATATGCCAGCCATCATCTGGAAGCCGATGCTGCCTTCAGCGCCGCAGTGCCGCGAAGCCTGGTCAGCCGCACGCATGGTATGCAAAGCGATATGGCCTGGGTCATGAGTGTCGAAATGGTGACCGGAACGTACCGCACGCGTGCGATCAACAGCCGGTCGGTCGAGACGATGATGCTCCGGCAGGTGAATGGGCAATGGCGTATCGTACACATTCACTGGTCGTCTGCCGATATATCCTGAACTGATCTTCGTTTCATGTCTGCAGGAAATCTGAGGTCTTGAGCGAGATGACCCACAGTGAATTAATGGGTGCGAAGAGCAAGAATGGGCGCTTGTAGCAGCAGCGATCTTGCCCGCTGGTCATTGAAGACATTGGAAAAATCTGGGTGATCCTGATTATTGGTGATAATGCGACCGGGGAGAAGATGATAAAGGTCGCGTAGCCTATGATCGAAGTGCGTCAGCTCAGGTTTGCTGTTGCCACAGCCGATGCCCAGAATTTCTCACGCGCCGCCGAAGCAATGCGCATCAAGCAATCGACCTTGAGCAGACGGATCGCCGCCTTGGAAGCCCGCCTCGGGATCAAGCTCTTTGAACGCAGCACGCGGGGCGCAATACCGACCGAACAGGGCAAGGCATTCCTGAGCGTTGCTCGGCGCATTCTCACCGATATCGACAATCTTCAGACTACAGCCCGCGCCGTCAGCTATGGTGAGGAGGGCAGGATCGCTGTCGGCTTTTCTGCGTCCTTGATGGCCGGCAACATGCGCGCGACCATTGGCGAGTACATGGGGCGTCACCCCGACATTCAGTTTGACGGGATCGAAGCCGATCCCGAGCGGATGCTCAATGACCTGAAGGCACGTATCATTGACGTCGCGCTGATGCCGTCGGATGCGCACGACGCCGGCATCTCGCGGCGCTCGGCATGGTCGGAGCGATTGCTTGTCGCTTTGCCGAAAGACCATCAATTGGCTAAGTCAGACCGGCTTCACTGGAGTGATTTTCGCCGACAGGTCTTTGTATTGCCCAGCCAAGGTGTGGGCTCTGCGATGGCCCGAATTCTGCAGCGTCGCTTATCGGATCAGGGCTATCGTGCGCACCTGATCATGCAAGACACTAGCCTCGAAAGTGTTTTGAGCACGGTCCCGTTCGGGCGATACATCACGCTGGCCACTGAAGCGTCGATCGGCGTGCATTGGCCAGAACTGACCTTCGCGGAAATTATCGATCAAGGCGGTGCTGCGCGCCTCGATTATGCTTTCTACTGGCGCGAGGATAACGATAACCCAGCGCTGAAGCGCTTCTTCGAACTGATCAGCGAACGCTACCCGGCCTACAAAGGCCTGCCTTGGCCGTGCAGTTGATTATTTATCAGCCAATAACTTCAAGAATTCGATATCACTGTCAGGTTCGTCCCAACGGTCGGCAAGCCGTGCCCAGCGATCGACCCGATCCCTGAATTCCTCGTCATCGATAGAAATGTAGAACGTGTAGACCCGGTTCACGATCTCTTTCATCAGCGCGCGCATCTGGTCATCGTCGAGGTGGGAGGCATCATTCCACGCTATCTCTCGCCCATCAGCATCGATGACGCGGACGTCCGAATAATCACCGGTATAGGTGACCGGGACTACGCCAGCATGAAGGGTTTCGAGGCCCGTATTGCGGACGCACATCATCGCCAGCGTTTTCGCCATCCTGGCAGCAATGCGCCTTTCGTCGTCCTGGTTCATCAGCCCACTATAGCTGCAAATCTGCCGCATAGTAGGCCCGAACCGCTTCTGCTTCGTACATGCTCAGCTCGTACAACGGGCCTGCCGCGGCATTGATCTGGGGTATCTCTAAGGAGACATCATCCCCGCCAAACCAATCGACAATTTCCCGCAGCCCGGCCTCATAGTCTGCAAAGGGCAGCACGGTAACTCGAGGATCATCCAGCCACTCCGACTGCAGCCGATAAAAACTGAGATTGCCGCTCCGGGGCTGGCGCAGAACACCTGGAACAAGAGGCGGCGGCAATGCGGCCAGGATGTCTAGTGGCGGGACGCTATCGATGACCGCGCGCATATCCAGATTAATAGCGTTAGGATCGGGTTCAAACCATCGCGGATGCCGCTCGATGCCAACGAACCGATCGGGGAATAGCTGAATGAACGAGTTCGGCAGGCAGCGTTTGTGGAACTCGACCGCTGAGCAGAATCGCTCGACCGGATCCCGCCAGAAAGCATAGATCGTCGTTGGCGCAATCGCCTCGTCTGGGAACCGAGCCTCGGCCAGCCGGATCGCCTCCCGCGCGATCGGATGCCGCCCCAACTCGCCAACCAAATCAACCCCGACCTGTCCCAGCACAGCCCGCGCAGTCTGCGATCCGTTCTTTGGCACGCCAATGAACAGCGTCTGGCGGTCATGCGAAATGATCATTGGTCAAATCCCGGTCGTGGTGTTGGTGTAAGACCCGGCCGCTAAGCTGTAAGACGGTGTGCCCAAGGTCAGAGTGCGGCTCAGCAATGAGAAGCTGCGGAAGGTCAGCGACCAGAAGGTGTTGCCGATGCTGGGGGATGAGGCGCTGTAGGTCACGCCCTGGGTCGACGCTCCCGCCACCGACCATGTCCCGGTCTTCGAACCATCGACTGGCACTTTGAAGACGGCGCTGCACAGATCCATGTAACCGTAGGGTGAGAAATCCATCATGGTGTAGATGGAAAACGCCATTGCCGTTGAGCTAACCGCCAGACCCGTGAGGCTGAAAGAATTCGCGCCATTGCTCGTGTCGAGGCTGATCGAGCGGGACAGCAGCAAGGTGCCGTCGGTTGAAAGCTGATAGATGTCCGCCCCGGCATAGACCGGCGCAAAAACCCGGAGGCTGCCGTCGGGCCCGAGGTTCACCGAACCACTACCGTAGCTGGAAGGCAGGGACAGCTGCCACTGGATCACAGCGCCAGAACTGATCTTGAGCAGGCTCAGCGTGCCGTTGATGCCTGCGAGCCAGTAGATGTTGTTGCTGCTGTCTACCGCAACGCCATAGCCGTAATCATAACCCGTACTCCCGATTGAGCGCTGCCAGCTCACCGAGGGGGTGGCGGTGCTGATGACGGTGATCAGGGCGTCGATATTTCCTGCAGTCGACGTCGAGGTGTTGCCCGAAAGGACCAGCAGGCTGCCGTCCGGGCTGAGGGCCATCTGGCTGGCATATTCGTTGCCTGAGCCGCCAATCGACCGCTGCCACAGCAGGGTGCCGGCGCTGTTGTACTTGGCGATCAGCGCGTCGGCATTTCCGGAGCCACCGCTTGATGTTGAATAGCCGGCCACATAGACGCTGCCGGACGCATCCACCGCCGCATTGTACCAGAGTTCCTGACCTGATCCGTTGAGGCTGCGCTGCCATTGCAGGGTGCCAGAGGTGTCGAGCTTGGCCAGCCAGCCATAGTAGTTGCTCGAGTAGTAGGCCCCGGCAAGGTAGACATTGCCGCTAGCATCGATCCAGCCGCCGTTGATGAAAGGCCCGGAGACATTTCGGGCCCAGATGAGCGCGCCGTCCCGGTCCCATTTGAAGACCGCGCTGGAGGCGCTGGCGTAGATGTTGCCGCTGCTGTCCGTGCCCAGAATCAAGAAATTGACCACGGTCGAGCCAGAGGTCGCATACCAGAAGCTCTCGTTCGACTTGCCATAGAGGTTGGACAGCGAGACCGGCCCAGAGGCGACACTAGCCAGCGTACGGACTGCCGCCTCGCCGAGTGAAGTCGTGGTAGTCGATGTGCGGCCGAGTTCCACCGCGACATTGCCAAGCGAGATCGGCCCCGAACTCTGCAGCGTCATGCCCGGGCCTCGAGGCGCTCGACCTTGTCGGCCAGGTCCTTCACGGCCTCGATCAGTACGCCGACGAGATTCCCATAGGCCACAGACAGCAGGCCATCCTCATGGGTCATCACCGCTTCGGGCACAATGGACGCCAGCTCCTGGGCGATGAGACCAACGCCGCGATTGCCTGTCTCGCGCCGACTAAAGGTCACCCCACGGAGTTTCCGGACCCGGTCCAGCGCGCCAGTGATCGTCTCAATGTGAGTCTTCAGGCGGGCGTCGGAATAGGCGGTAATGTCGCCACTCGCGGTAATCGAGCCAGACACAGAGATGCTTCCGGTAAAGCTGTCACCTGCCTTGTTGGCAGGGGTATAGCCCAGGGCTCCGGTTACATCCGCCGAGGCAAGCGACGCGCCAGTCGTGACCCGACCTTTCGCATCAACTGTGACTTTGGCATAGGTGCCTGCCGTTACGCCGCTGTTGGCCAGCGTTGCCGCAAACGACAGGGCAGCGGATCCATCGAATGCCGCGCTGGTGCCGGTCACATCGCCGGTCAGCGCAATGGTGCGTCCAGTCGCCCACCTGGTCGCTGTCGCGGCATTGCCGGTGCAGGATCCTGACGAACCGGTGATCGACCCACTGGCCGTGATGTAGCCGCTGGGGTTTGTCGAATTGTAGGGCGTGAAGCCGAGCGCGGTAGTCACCATCGCCGAAGTCAGATTGCCAAAGCCCACCTGAACGACGGTCCCGCCCGCAGTCTTCGAATAGAGCTTCTGGTCAGCCAGATTGACGGCGAGTTCGCCCGACTGCAGCGATGCCGCCGCAGGCACGCTGGCGGCTGTCGAGGATCGTTTGAGCAGGATGGTGCTCGGCATCAGAAGGTTCCACCGTCCAGCGTCACGCCATCAATCGAGCCACCGGTGATGGCGACGTTGCTCGCGGCCTGCGTCGACATGGTGCCAAGGCCAGAAATGTCAGTATTGGGAATGGTCGCGGACGCCGTGAACGCCGCCGAGCCGTTCCCCTTGAGGTAGCCGGTGAGCGTGGTTGCACCCGAGCCGCCCTTGGCCACGCCGAGCGTGCCGCCGATATTGCCCAGCGTCAGGTTGGCTTCGTTGACATCGACGGTAGGGTTGCCCGCCACACCATCGCCATTGGTGACTGCGATCTTGGTCGAACCGGCAGTCAGCGTGCGCGCTGCCACAGTCCCAGCGGCCGTGCGGGCGATAATCCCATTGGTGCCAAGGTTGTGGAGCGCCAGCGCCTGACCGGTCAGTGCGACAGCGTCAGCGGCCACAGCAATGCCTGTGCCGGCCCCCACGTCGATCGTGTTGCCGGTCTTGGTGAGGCCATTGCCGGCAACGATCTGTCCGGCGCCGTTGAACTGAACGAAGGTGACAGCAGTGGTGCCCAGCGTGCCGCCCGCATCAACCGTGCAGAGGTAGCCGACGTCGGCGTTCACTGTGCCCTGTTCGACAAACAGGTAAGCCGAGACATGCTCGTCCCAGGTCGAGAGATCGATCGCCCGAGCCCAGGCGCCAGAGGCAACCACATAGACGCCGTTCTGTGACGGCGTAGTCTGGTCCTTCACCAGCACGCGGTCGCCCGCGGCAAGCGCCACGCCGTCAATCGTCATGGTGCCGGATAGCGAGGCAATATTGGCAGTCGATGCAGCTTTTACCGAAGCCTTGGGATCGAGCCCCTGAACAGTCAGATCGACGTAGTTCTTGGTGGCTGCGTCTTGCGCAGCTGTCGGCTCAGAAAGGCCTGTGATGCGCTGGCTGTTGAAGTCAACCGCAGCGGTAGGTGCTGCCAGCTGGTCGAGCCGGTTGGCGCGCACCCGGGCATCGGTGAAGTAGAGATTGGTGCCTTCAGAGACGTCGCTGGTGGAGAGCGTGATGGCACCAGTACGCCCTGCCACCGAAGTCACCGGGAACGTGATCGCGACATTGCTGGCGGCTGTCACCCGACCTTTCGCATCGACCGTGACCTGACCGACTTGCGTGGCAGAACCATAGGAGCCAGCGGTGACGCCGCTGTTCGCCAAGGTTGCGGTAATGGTCGCATTGGCGGTGCCATTGAACGAGGCTGTGCCGGTCACATCGCCGGACAGACCGAGCGAGCGCGCCGTTGCCAGCGCGGTTGCAGTGCCAGCATTGCCCGAGATCGAACCCACAATCGTGCTCGAGAAGGTCTTGATCCCGGCGACGGTCTGGTCGCCCGAGAGCCCGACGAAGGCGCCCGGGCCGCCGATGGCGATGACCGAGGTTGCTGTTCCGCCAGCACCCCCGGTGCCGGTGCCGTAGTAGAGTGTGTTGTCCTGCTCGTTGAATGCGAGCTCGGCATTGGCGAGCGATGCCGGAGCCCCGGCCGCACCGCCTGCGGCCCGGCGCTTGATACGCAGGGTATTGGCCATCAGAAATTACCTCCGTCGACCAGTCTGGCCGCTTTCTCGTTGATCCATGTGTTGGTGGGGGATGAGTAGGTGAGGACGTCGCCGCCCTCGGGTGCGGCCAAGGCCACGTCGGACAAGTCCGTCAGCGCGCTGAGCGGCCCGGGCGGACCTGGTGGGCCCTGAGGTCCGGTAAACCCGCGTGGACCTGAGATCCCGGCGTTTGAGACCTCGAGGGTTATGCTGGTGCCGTCGCTCTCGACGAGGATGGTCTGAACCGCCTCGATGATCTGCAGCGCGGCCGTCATTCGACATCAAACGTAAGGGTCGGCAGGACCTCACGCTCCCCGCTGTCATTCTCGAAACCAAGCGTCAGCCAGACCCGCCCAGCGCCCGACTTCAGCGGCGCAGTCTGCTCGTCGGTCCACAGCACCTCGATCTGGCCGCCCGTTGCCGGCAGCAGAATGGCAAGCGTAGGCGGTGCAATGTTCGGGCTCTGGTCAATGACCATGAGCGCGAGACCGGAGAGATCTCGAGCGATCCCGGCGCCCTGGTCGGCAAAAAAGGTGGCGCGCACGCGCTTTGTGCCGCCCCGACGGATGGTCAGCCTGGTCATGCATTCACCTGTGGGAAAGGAGGGTGGCGGGTGCCGCAGCCCCCGCCATTTGATCTCAGCCGATCCGGGTGGTCGCCGTCTTGCGGAACAGGACCCCGCCAATGCCGGTCAGCGCCAGGACGACGGTCAGGACGTCCGTCTGGCTGAGGCCTTCCGGCAAGATGCCGATTGCGCCAGCAACACCCCAGATGCTGCCGATGATCCCGGTCCAGATGGCCTTCGAGGTCCACCAGGGCTTCAAGTCTTCCATGTCAGTTCTCCAAAAGAAAACCCGCCAGAAGGCGGGCGGTTGTCCGGCTGCGCAAAGGGGCAGCGGATTGGTCGTGGCCTGATCAGGCCTCGTTGGTGGACAGAGTACCGGTGGCGGCCAGTTGGACCGGCTTCGCGGTCGCTGGCGCCTTGCGATAGGCCGGCCGGCGCACGGCAATGCAGCGGTCCTTGGCAACCCGGGTGATGGTCACGCCGTCGGATTGATTGCCGCCGAGCACATGGTAGGCGCCGTAATCTTCGCCGACATAGAGCCCGACATGGCCAGACCCCTGGCCGCGGCGGAACACCAGCACATCGCCTAGCTGGGCCTTTTCAGCGGCCTTGCCGAACTTTGCCCAGTTACGTGCCCAGAGTGGACCTTCCACGATCGGCTTGCCGCCCCGTTTGGCGACCACGGCCATGAAAAGACCACACCAGGGAATGCCATCCTCAAGATAGGTCCGGGCAAGCCCGACCTCCTTGGCCCATTCGAGGATCAGGGGATTGCTGGCTGGCCCTGCTACTTCAAAGGTGCCGTAAAGCTTGCGCGCTTCTTCCAGCATTCGCGGCAACGGGCGCAGGTCATCGAGCCAGCCATAGGCCGGCGGCAAAGGGTTCATGGGAGTTTCTCCTGTGGGAGGTTAGCGGCCGGAAAAGCCCTTGAAGGCAGCGGTGATTACCGCGATCGCGGCAACCAGGGTCGAGAGCCATTTGACGAAGCGGACGACGCCGGTTGCCGTATTCCAGGCGTCGAGCAGGTCTTTGAGTTCCTTGCGCACGGCCTTGAGTTCGGTCTGCATGGCTTCGAGGTCAGCACGGATGAGCGCCATTTCCACGGCGGGGTCTTGTTCGGGCATGGCAGGTCTCAGCGGATCGAGCAGATGATGGCGATGTCACCGGGCGCAAGATCGACAGCGTAGCCCGGCGTTGGATTGAAGTCGGTCTGGCGCTGGCGCGGACCGGCGGCGTAGTGGATGAAGAGCGCGGCTTCGCTCAGCACGCTAGGCTCGGTCAGAATCTCGAACCGGTACTGAACACCCGGCGTCCGCTTCAACTTCTGCACCACGCAACACAGCGTGAAGTCGTCTTGGAAGTGCCGAGTGAATTCACCGGCCGGGAGATAGCCACCGCCATTCTCGACATTGTGGCAGCCAGGAGTCCAGGTCTGGATGATCGGACCGCCAGGGCCCTCGAACACGTAATCTGCCGATCCGTTGATGCAGATGGAGACATGCTCGCAAAGGGTCCAGGCAACGCCTGCCTGGTACATCTCAGCGATGGTGGCATTGAGCCGGGGCGGCACGAAGTCAAGCATCGGCCAGAGCCGCCACGAGTTCGCTGGCCGACGAAAGGTGAAGTCGTTCTTGAACACCCCGTAGTTGATCTCGAGGTCGTCGTTGATCGCAATCACCTCGTCGGTGACCGTCGGCCGGCGATCTGCCTGCATGTTCCGTTTTCCTCTAGCTGACCGTGACCGAGACGACCTCGCGCACAATATGGCTGCCGGACTGACCGCCCGACGTGCTGATTGCGGCGCCACCCAGAGTGGCGGAAAGGTTGAACGTGTCGGTCGCGGCGTTGACGACGAAGTAGGTTGTGTTGGCGAAGATCCCGGTCGGAAGGACCCCGGAGGTCGTGAACTGGACACGCTTTCCGTTTGTCAGGCCGTGGCCTGCAGAAGTGACGGTCGCCGGAGTAGCGATCGTGATGGTAGCGGCGCGCGGCAGCATGCTCGCAAAGACATTGCCGCTTAGCGTGCCGTTGGCCTGGTAAGCCGTGATCGGATCCTTGTAGCCGTAGCGTGTTCCAGAGCCGGAGCCGGTGAAGCTGAGCGCCGCGCCGCCCGGTGTGGCCGCGATCTTGAATGCGCTCGCACTGACCACCGACTGGACATAGTAGATGGTGAACGCCGTCAGCCCGCTGGGCATACCGCCGCTGCAATAGAACTGGACCGGATCGCCAATGGCAAGCCCATGCGAAGTCCAGTTGATGGTGTTGGTTGGCGATGGACTGAAGGTGATCCCGGTGACGTAAGTCGCCCAGGAAACCGAGCCCGCGCTTAATGGATAGACCGTACCGTTGATCCGCAAACGGCTGGGCTCGGGCGTCACACCGTATCCGTCGAGACCGATCAACGTGCGCGACGCCGCAGCGTAGAAATCATACTCATGGGCAATCGCGCGGATGTTGCGACCCTGCCAGTTTGCCGGCGTGAAGGCGCCACCCACAAGCGATGTGAAATAGCCGCCATCAGCGCCGAACTGCTCGCCAGCGCTGTATTTGTCACCCCACGAGTAATAGCTGACGGGCAGATCGATCTGCCGCTCGTCGCTGCCCGATCCGAGCAGTACTCCAAGCACGCCCGACATCAGCTGATTCCGGTGCCCGAGACGAACCAGACGTTGGTCTCGACCTTGATCAGCGTGGCGAGCCCGCGCACGGCGAGCGTCCGGTTGCCGGTACTTGTGGTGCCGGCCTGGCAGAGCGTGACGCCGGAACCCTGGGCGATGGTGATGGCTGAACCGCCATTGTTGATGATGGTGATGGTCGTTCCGAGCGGGAAGCCGACCGTGCCATTGGGCGGCACAGTGATGGTCTGCGCAGCAGAATTCAGCGAGTAGATGTGCTTGCCGTTGTCGGCCGCGACCAGCTGGTAGGACGCACTCTGGGCGTTCTGCGGGACTTCCCGAAAACCGATCGACCATGCCGAGCCGCCGGCGTCATTCACAGTGGAGCCAGTGGCCGCACCCGAGATCGTCTTGTTGGAAAGCGTCTGGCTATCTGTCGTCCCAACGACTGCGCCGGAGGGGACTGACCTGCCTGACCAGGAAGCGAGATTGGCGCTGTAGCCTTGTACATCGCTGCCGATGGCGAGGCCGAGATTGCTGCGGGCGGTGGCGGCATCGGCGGCACCGGTCCCGCCATTGGCAACGGCGAGAGTGCCCGTAATCTTGGAGCCGGCCAGAGAGGTCAGCCAGGCGGGATCAGCATAGGTACTGGTGGTCAGCACGGCATTGCCAGAAACCGATGGCGCGGAGAGCGCTACGGTCCAGGAGGCAATCGTGCCGCTGCCACCCACCATGGCGACATTGACGACGAGCGCACCGGTCCCGCTGGTGTAGGCCGTAATCTGCCCATGCAGCCAGTTGGTGGGTGTGGCCGTGCTGGTGATGGTCACCCATTGGCCCACTACGAAGGCTTTACCGGTCTGGACTGTCAGCGATTTAGAGCCCGTGCCGATGGCAAGTGAGGTCGTGCTGGTGGCGCTGGTGCCGGGCGCGTTGACCGCGGTTGAGGCGCTAGCGGCCGCGTTGGTCGCGTAGCCATTGACCTCGACCGCCAGAGCATTGGCCTCCGTGCCGAAGGTCGGCAGCGCGCCGAGGAAAGCATCCGCACGCGCAGAGAAGTTCGCCGCATCCGTCCGGGACGGCGGCGTGGGCAGTGCTGTAATAGGCATGAAATTACCCCTCGGGGTGGATCAGGTGAGCCCTTCGATGGTCAGGCTGCAGTAGCTGACGGTCGGGTAGGCAAGGTCGATCGAGAACTCTTTGTAGAAGCCGTAGACGGTAAGGCTCTCGAAGCTTTCGGAGCCAATCCAGAGGACCGGCGATGCGCGGAGCGCGGCAAGGTTGCGGGCCACGTCATCGATGGCGCTGGTCGGCATGACCACCCGCGCGGTCATCCGTTTGGCAAAGGCGCGCTCCACCACTGAGGTGACACCGAACTGGTCGGTCTCTTTCCTCGAATAATCTATGATGCCGATGTCCGCGCCGTGCTCGGTCTCGCCGATCGTAAACTGCCGGCCGAACAAGAGCGCGCCGCAAGAAACGAGGTCAGCCGGATTGTCGCGCGCAATGGTGACGGTGATGACGCCGGCCTCGTAGACCGGCACATCGAGGAACAGCAGGCTGGATTTGCGCCCGACAGGTTCGAAGAACCAGGAGAACCAGTTGTCGATGGCCGTGCCGCCGACATTGAAGCTCTGGGTCTTCGAATAGAGCTGCGTGCCCGAAACCGTGAGCGACACTGTCGCGCTCTCCGCATCGGTGTCGATGAGTGCGACACCGTCGGTTGCGCCTGGCGCCAGGACAACCTGCAAGCTTCCTGCCCGGGTCGTGGCAGTGCCAACCCGGTCATCGAACATGGCCCAGCGGTTGGTCGGCCCCAGATCGAGCCACTTGGTTGGATCGCTCGCCGGATTGACCCCCGTAGAGGCTACCAGTGCCTCATAGCGCCGATGGGTTGCCGTGAGGATCACCCTGGCACCTACCGCATAGGCTGTCCCAGATGCCCAGACAGGGTGGTCGTTCTCCGGAGCCGTGCTGCTGGTCAGCATAGCGTCAGTGAGCGTCGTCGGCCGGATCAGCTTCATACCGTGGTCCTAACCGCCAAAGCGTCACCGTCTGGCGTCACTCGTTCGAGGATGCGAGCCGTCTTGCTGGTGCCTGATGCAATCGTAGCCGAAGCAATCCGCTGTTCATCGCGCAGGTCAGCAAGCTCCTGACGGAGCGCGGCGAGCCCGTCGACCAGAACCGTGGAGCTGTCGTTGGCCGGCAAAGCCATTGAGGCCGACTGATTGGAAACGAACTGTTCCCACCAGGTCGGTGTAGTTGATGCGGCTGCCGTTGCCGTGTCCGTTGGCAACCCGGCCACCCCGTTGATGATCGCGACGGTCTGCTCGAGACTCGCAGCAGTCTGGCCCTGAATGCGCGCCAGTTCCTGTGCCGAGGTGGCAGCATCGGCCGCCACGGTCAGCAGGCTTTGGCTGAGTCCGGGCAGCGACTTGGCCGCCTCCTGATCACCGGCCCGAGCAGCAAGAGTGGCTGCGTTGAACTCAGACAGAACCTGAGCATAGGTTTTGGCACCGCTGCCCATGCTTCCACGGATGCGGGCAACCTCGGACAGCAGGCTATCGGTAATGCTCTCCCAGGCCGAGCGCAGCTTTTCCGCCGCAGCTGCCGCCTCATCAGCTGCCTTTTGCTGGTCCTGGAGTGCCCAGATCTGCTGCTGCAGCGCGCGGTTACTTTCGTCGAGCTGGGCCAGATCAAGCGCCCGAAGCGCCGCGGTATTACCTTGAACCTCCAGCAGCTGGCGTTCGAGCGACAGACGCTCGTCNNGGGTGACATAGGCCGCGCGGCCGGCCTCCGTGGTCAGGTCCTGCGCTTCGACGAGCGCCCGGAAGCCTGCGATGCTTTGCGGCAGCCCAAGCCCAAGGCTCTCGAACACCCGGGCCATCTGCGCGGTCTGGGCCGTCGCCTGTTCGGCCTTGCTGTAATAGAGCGCAAAATACTCGCCCGTCGCGGAGGTCATGTCACTGGCCGAACCGAACAGGTCGAACAAGTTCATCTTCGCCGCAAGGCCCAGATCCTCGACCGATGTGCCCAGCAGGCTGAGCGAGGAACTCACCGCCTCGACGCTCGATGCAACCCGGATCAGCGTCTCGAAATAGCCTTCGCCAACCTTCTGAAATTGCTCGAGCCCGGGGATCGCGTACTTGGCGAGATTGTCAGCCGCTGCGCCAAAGACAGCGGTCAGCTTTTCCTGGATTTCAGCGCCGGTCAGACCCTTCAGATCGATCTTGCCGATGTTGACGACGAAACCCTGCAGACGGGTTTGAACGTCGCTCAGCGACAAGCCCAGCGGACCGGCTGCGGCCGAGATCGCATCATAGAAACCAGAAAAGATCAGCGCGAACTGCCGCTCGAGCTCAGCATCGGCAGCCGAATAGCGGGTAGAGTAACTCGAGCCCATGCTGATCCCGAGGAACTTCTTGGTCTTCTTGACGTCGCTGTAATAGCTCGCGTCAAACCCGCCAGAGAGGATGTCAGCCAGCGACTGGCCGCGACCGAAGATGCCCTGACCGGTGATCGTGGTCTTGGTGCCAAACAGTGCGCCAAACGCCTTGCCGACCAGCCCGACCAGACCGCCCAGAATACCGCCGATGATGGGGATCTTGTTGAGAACGGCCCCGACGCCTTCCAGTCCCCTGCCAATGAGGCCAGTCACGCCCGTGGACTGATAGCCGGTGTTCACACCTGCAGCCGAGGCTTCAGCGCCATTGGTGCGGATGATGAGGTTGGTGAGCCCGCCGATATTGGCCTCGATGTTGCGCAAGGAAGCCAGCATGGCGGCGGAGTAGCGCATGGTCAGCGTGTCGACCTCGCGCAGATGATCGATGGCTTTGGCAATGCTCTCCGACTTGGCCGTGCTGTCCCCGAATACTGTGCCTGTGCCATCATTGGCGGCGGGCAGTTTTGGAGACCCACCAAAGGCGCCGCTGATCGCGACACCGAGCGAGGCAATGACACCGGCCGTGATGGCGCCGGCCGCAATGTTGAGCGGGAACGGCAGTGAGCGGATGGCGTTCACCACGGCCTCCACCGCCTTGATGCCGGTCGTAATGATCGAGTTGCCCTGTTCGACGCCAGCACGAGCGGTGTCAGATGCCGCCATGGCAGTGTCGCTGGTGACCTTGGCGGCCGTCTGCGCACCGATCAGTCCAATCTTCACCGCCGCATTCTTGATGGCGATCGCCAGTTCAAAGGCGCGGAACACCTTCTCGGCCGCCAGCAGCGCCTTGTAGCCGTCCGAGCCTTGCCTAAAGAAGCCCTTCGCGGCCGAGGCGAGATTGCCATAGTGATTGATCTCGGCCGATGCCTGCGCCGCACGCGCGTCGGCATACTGAAACGAGGTGCGTCCATATTCGCGCTCGGCTTCAGCCACGCGCTGGGCTGCAGCCACCTGCGCCGAGGCAAAACGGGTGATCTCGACCGTGATCGCGCCAATTGCCCCGCCGACCGAGCCGAAGGCATCAGCCATGTTCTGGGCCGCTGCTTCCGTGGCCGAGACCATATCTTCCAGGCTTTGGAGGAACTGTTCCTGACCGCTTTGCGCAAAGTCTGCTTCCATCAGCCGAATGCGTGCGGCGCGATACCGCTCCCAGGCTTCCACCCCGCGTTCGAGAACGATCTGTTCGCGCTCGGCCTCGAGATTGGCCAGTGCCTGTGCCCGAGCCGATTGGCCAAGCAGAGCGACCTGCTGTTCAAGCGGCGCAACCGTCTGGCGCAGGAACTCCGAGGTAGCAAAAGCGCGGGTGGCCTGTTCCCAGGCTTCACCTGCTTCGAGAATGGCAATGCGCGCTTCGTCGGTTGGCGCCTTGAGTGCGGCCATAGCGACTTCCATCCGCTTGATCTCGATCGGTGTCTTGCCGATCTTGGCGGCCTCGAGCGCGAGATTGGCTGCAAAGTCCCGGGCGGCCTGAAGCGCGCGTTCGGCTTCAGTTTCCTTGGGGCCTTTTGCGCTGCTGGCACGGTCGGTGCTGTCGCCGCGGATCTCTTCCGCCTTGGCGGCAAGCCGGGCCTTGGCAGCAGCGATGCTGTTTTCCCGCCACCGTGCTGAAAAGGCGTCCATCATGCTCATCGCATCACCAAAGGCAGATGCAAACTCGTCGCGGACCTGGGCGCCCATACGCGCGGTCGAACCGGCAAAGCTGTTTTCCATCCGCGGTAGAGCCACGCTCTCGATCCGGGTGATGGTCGAGAGGCCCACTCGGTCGAGTACCGGGTTCACCCATTCAGCGAGCCAATTGAGCGCTGCGATCGCCTTGTTGGCGAGATACTCGATCCCACTGATTGCCAGATTAGCGGCGCCCACGGCGGCTTCGCCGATAACGCCGGGCAGTACGGCCCAGGTGATCCGGATCGCATTGAACCCGCCAACCCAGCCAGCGTAGAGAATGGCGACGGCGTATTTGCCAGCAGTCAGAACAGCCTCAAAGGCCGTGACCGCCCAATCCTTGAATGTCGAGAATACCGAGCCCAGGTTGAGTCCATCCGAGACGGTCTTCCACAGCCCCTTCATGGTGTCGCCGACGGTGATCCCGACGGGTCCCAGCTTTTCCATTTCCTTTTTTGTGAGGCCGAGGCTTTGCGCATAGCGGTCGAGCTCGCCCGTCTGTTTGACGCTCGACTGGAACAGCTTGAATGCGCCGAACGCGATGCCAGCGGCGGCAGCGGCTGCGAGAAGATAAGGGTTGGTCAGTGCGGCAGCGGCCGCACTGGCGGCAAGCCCCAGCAATGCCCGGGCCATGCCGCCGATGCCGACACCAGCCTGCATTGCGATCTGCCCGATCTGCGTGCCCTGCTGCATGAACACGGTCATGGGTTTCTGGCCGGAGAACAGGCCGACCACCATGTCATTGAGCTGAAAGACGAGGTTTTGGACATGATGCCCGGCAAGCTTCGCCGAACCACCCATGCGCGTGACACCGCCGCCACCGACCGCATTGAGCGCCCGGTCAGCACGCGAGGCGCTGTCGGCCATATCGCCCATCGCGCCTGCCACCGTGCGCTTCATGTCGGCCATCTCCTTCTGGAGCCGGGCGACATTGGTGATCATCTCGATTTCGAGGGTGCCTGCTTTCACGTGCTGGGCTCCTTCGACATCATCAGCGCCCGGAAGGCGTTGGATACTTTCCGGGAGACTTCATCACGGTTGAGGGCGGACGTGGCAGTCCATGGCGGCGGACAGTCGGGCTCGCGGGCACGGACAGTTTCAGCGACGAACTCCACCGATAGGCGCCGCAGCAGGCGGACCAGCCAGGGCGGCAGATTGAGCCCCATGCAGTGCTGCCACTGGCTAATCGTGGCCCAGGAGATGGGGACTGCGCCCATCGCGCCGGGATCGGTGGGGCCGACTTCCATGAGCCAGTCGATCACCCAAGGGGTGCGGATGGGTGGAAAGTCAGGAGTAAGATCGTCGATGGCCATTCGCTGCAGACGGGTCAGCGGTTCGGCATCGGTGTCGGGTTTGATTTGTTTGGTAGTGCGCGGCTTGGGTGCCGTGCCCAGCCACGCCAGTTGCCGGACGTAAAGGCTCAGCTCTCGGCCGAGTTCTTCGTAAAATTTGCCCAATCATTGATGTGGGCGGCAACCTGCGTCGCAATGAAGCCGATCGAGGGATCGGCATAGGCCTTGCGGAACAGTTCCTGACCTTCAAGCCCCTCAGCGGGCGGATAGGTGAAGCCATTGAAGCTGACCGTGCAGGCAGCCAGAAAATCAGCCTGTTCGGCGAGCTTCTCCTCGGCCGACTGGTCCATCTTCCCGCGCTTCTTGATCTTGTCCATCAGCTGGTTCTGCTGGCGAGCCTGGGCGCGCTGATAGACCTTGGAGCCTGGGCCGTAGACTGTGATCGAGAGGCGCTTGCCCTTTTCGTCGAACAGCGGTGCGTCGTCGCCGCCCACCAGTTCGAGGGTCGAGGTATCGGTAGCGGCGAGCGTTGTGATGTCAAACATGGGATATCTCCGTCAGGGTGTCAGGGATCAGGGCGCGAGGACTTCGACAATGCCCACACCGGCGGAATTGGTGGTGAGTTCGAGGGTCACCGTGGCAGTGGTGATCTGATCGACCGAGCCAACATTGACCTTGAAGCTCATGACCTGCGCCTGGAAGTAGTACTTGTCGCCGTTCTGGGTGGTAACGAGGAAGCTGTGATCAGCGTCTGAAAGCGATGCAGACTTGAGCAGGATCTGGCCGGCATCATCAGTGTCGAGGCCGAGTTGGATCTGCATCGTGCCCTGGTTGAAACTTCCCTTCTTCTTGACCACGCCGCGGCTACCGACGGGATTGAAGGTGACGAGGTTGAACTCGCGGCCGAACTCACCGAGATCGGAGACTTCGCCCACCACGGTCATGGTCAGCGCATTATAGCCGGTGGCATCGAAGGTCGCAGGGGTAGAGGCCGACACCTTCAAAGTGGTGCCGGCGGAAGTCCGAACGGTCATGGCAATGGGTCCTTATGAAGGTGAGGCTCAGCGCGCCTCGTTGAATGAGACGCGGAAGTCCTGCGTCTGCATGTGGATGCCGGTCTCCTCGTCGAGGAAATCAGGACCGGCGGAATCTGTGTGGACGGTCACGTCAAAGAGCCCGTCGATGGTGGGCATCTGGTCGGCCGCCGCCGGGCGGGCGGCTGCGATAATGGCTTTCACTTCAGGGTAGGTCCGGGCCAGAACGGTCACCTGCACGCGCTCTGTGACGCGGCGTTTCGCGCCCGGAGCCGGAACGTTGCGGTCGACACTGCTGACCGACATCAGCGATATCGCCGGCAAGTCCGTGCCCTGTGCCAGCATCCCAGCGGCGATCCGCGCAACGGGGACAAGCGACGTCACCCCGGTGTCAGCCACCAGGAGCGAGCGGACCGCAATAACACCGTTCATTCGTCATCGACCTCGAGGGTCGGTGCCTTCAGGTTACCGATCTGGACGCGGTGGGCGATGTAGGAGCCCATGGCATTCACCGCTTCCTCGGCTTTCTGGTCAAGCGCTGGGCGCAGGAAGGGTTTTGCGGCGTGACCCGGGTGCATGACCGTGGGCCCGACGAAGTTCTCGCCAATTTTGAGACTACCGCGCTTCACCATCTTATTGATTGTGCCGATACCGACTTTGCGCGGGCCGCGCCGGGTTTCACGCACCGGCTTGTCGACTTCTGAAACCGAGATCAGGTGGGGCGCGACGCCATATTCAATGAAGAGCCCCAAATAGGAGCCGGACCCGCGCAGTTTGACATAGGACGAGAGCTTAGCGCCCTCGGTCCGGGTTCCGATCCCAATTGTGCGCTTCAATTGCCCGGTCCTCACCGGCACATTGGCCTTGGCCTGCTGCTGGATCACCTTTGCGCCCGCACGCAATCCGCCACGGATCACGTTGCGCTCCAGGTTCTTGGGCAGTTCATCGAGCAAACGCAGCAGTTCAGGGCCGCCCTTCAGCTGGATCGTCATGGCGCGGCTCCTTCGCTTGAATGTTCCTCGACCATGAACTCCATGGCCTCCCGCCGCCCCAGCGTTGCAGGGCCGGAAATGATCTGGTGGATGCGTGTATCGATGATGACCCGCATGTCTGCGGCGAGCCCTGCCAGATACCGAATGCGGATCCTGGCGGGACGGCGACCAATCTGGATGCTATCGGCCAGGCGCTCAGCCTTGGACGGCAGAATGTCCTTCACCTCGGCCCAAACGCAGGCGAACTCGGTCCAATTGACCTGTTCGGTGCCATAGTGCGGGTCGTGCGTGACGACCTTGCACTCAATCCGGATCCTTGTGTCGAGCTTCGAGGCTAGATCCAGCGACATTTGAGCTGACCCACCAACGTGTCGAAGGCGAGACAGGCTGCACCTTCGCGGTTTTCGAACAGGGATGCGGTTTTGACCAGGATTGCAGCGCGGGCGATCGCCAGATCAGGGTCGTTCTCATCCAATCCGGCCGACAGTGTGATCCGGATCAGGCCGTCTTCACCCAGCTCGGGCCAGGATTTCCCGGATGCCGGGCGGATGCGGGTGAACCCGTGCCGTCGGCGGACGACATAGTCCGTCTCTGGGAGGGGCACCGTTGAACCGCCCAGGGCAGTGTAGCGGATCTCGGCCACCGTGCAGGGCCGGATGGGCACGGTGATTTCGTCCAGCCAGTCTTCCAGCTGCAGTTCGAGGGTCTGTTCGCAAAGCTTCAGACCAGTCTGCTGCTCCAGTTCAGCTTGGGCTGCATCCAGTTTAGCGCCGAGCAGCAGGTCCTCGTCACGGCCATCAAGCCGAAGCTGCTGGCGTGCTTCCTCGAGCGTCACGGCACGGTCCTGGGGTGGCTCGATCGTGACAATTTCGGACATTATTCCGCCTTGGTGCGGTGCGTGGAGCCGGATTTGCGCGTGACCGCAGGTTCCGATTCACTCCCCGCGACCTCGACCGCGAGCCCGCGTTCGATCAGCTGTCGGCCAAAATGATCGTCGAGCTCGAAGCTCTGGCCGGCAAGGATGTTGTTGGAACTGACCGAGCTGATGTGCAGGGTATCAAGGGCTTTGAGGATCATGGGTTATCCCTTCCGTTGGATGAGAGGGGCCGGAAGGAGCCGGCCCCTGCATCATCACGCAGCCGTTGCCGCGGTGGCAGCAGCAGCGAAGTCGCCCTTCACGAAAGCCTCCGGGCGGTAGACCGCGAGCGCGAGGCGCTCTTCGGCCAGGACCGTCACCAGGTTCTTGCGGAAGTTCTGGTCGTCCTCGGTCGAGATCTCGACCATGGCGTCCATGCGGTCGAAGATCTGCGCGCCGAGCTGGAAGGCGCCGGTCAGGAACTTGCCCGTCGCCATCGACTGCGTTGCCACCACTGGCTGCCCCCACAGCGTCGGCGACAGGTTGCCTTGCGGATTACCGATGATGAACTGGCCGGTGGTGTCCTTGAGCAGTTCGATCGCAGCCCAGTCCGACGGATGCAGCACGACGCCCGTCGACATCAGCTCGGAAAGAGCCGTCTGCAGCATGGCGATGCGCAGGACATCGATGCGGGTGACAGGTGCCGGGATCGTGATCGGCGGCGCAAAGGCGGTCGCCTGGGTGTAGACGCCATGCAGGTCGGTGCCGGTGCCGCCGCCGTTCAACAGCTGGTTCTCTTCAACGAGCGCCAGGCCATAGGTCAGGCGGCCGTCGATGTAGGATTGCAACATCGGCACGTCGTCGAGGATCTGGCGGGTGGCCAGGACCCAGTGGGCGATCGTGGTAACGCTGCTGGTCACGACATCGAACTTGATGTCGGTCTGCGGCTTGGTGGCGCCGGCCGTTTCCGAAACGGTGGCCGCTGCATTCGTGAAGCCGGTTTCCTTCACATACTGGACGGCATTGCTGTTGGTGCGGCCTGGGGTCAGCAGGTCGCGGACCGTCAGGCGGCGCTGGCCAGGGGTGATAATCCCCGGCTGACGATCGGGTACGATGAGGTCGCCGGCCGAGCCATTGGCATCGGTCGTAAGGGCAGAGACGATCGCCTTGACCTCGACACTGGCGCGGCCGCGGGCGGTCTTGCTGTTCAGGAACGGCTTGATGGTGTCGGACGAAACGACGCGTTCACCGATGGTGCGATAGTCGGAGCGTTCGTCATCCTGCTTCTTGCGGGCGAGCTTCTGCTCGACCTCGTCGAGGCGGGCCTTGGCTTCATTCAGCGCGGTCAGCGCCTCGTCGGCCAGTTGCTTGGTCGCGGCCGAGAGCTCTTCACCCTTGGCAGCCTTGCCCAGCGCCTCTTCAGCGATGGCTTTTACTTGGTCATGGCGCGTATCGAACGCAGCCTTCACTTCTTGCGCCAACTGATCGGCGCTCTTGGTCTCGGTCATGGGATTGCTCCGTAGGAGGTGGGTTCAGCCGCGGATTTGCGCGGCAAGAGCCGACAGAAAGTCGGTGTTGGACTCACTGCCGGACTCACTCCGGAGCAGCGATTTGAGGCCTTTGCCCGCGATTGCGGTGGCCTGGCTTTTCGAGAACCCTGCCTCGCGCAGGAAATTCTCAAAATCGGAGAGCGACGGCATCGTCTGCCCGTCGGTGACTGTCTTGACCGCCGTCACCTTGGCCTCGGTATTCATGGGCATGGTGACGAGGCTGATCTCGCGAAGATCGATCTTCTTGAGGCGCAGGACGCCGGCCTTGTAGGGATCGGGTGCGGCACCGCCCTTGGGGATTGTGTAGCCGATTGAGAGGCCGCCGAGCGCGCCGTGCTTCAGCTTGCCATAGGCACGCTGGGCAACCGGATCGCCGTCGAGGATCAGCTGCCCGCGCACGAACAGGCCGCGGTCATCTTCGAAGATGTCGCGCCATACGCCGATCGGTTCGCGCTGGTCGTGCTGCCAGAGCATTGGGATGCCCCAGCCTTCAGCGCGGGCCTTGGCGACGCTCTCCCGGAAAGCGCCCGGTTCGATGAGATCGCCGCCCTGGTCAACATTGCCGAAGGTCGAGGCGTAGCCCTCGAACTGCCCGGTGTCCTGAAGGTCACTGGATTTGAGGGTCAGGGTGAGATGTTTCATTTAGGGGGCTCCGATGGGGCAATCGCTCCGGTTGGCGGCAGCAATCCTGCCTGACTGATGGGCACGTTCTGCATTTGCATGCGGGGGACATCGCCGCCTTCGACGGGCGGCAGGTTTTCAAGGGCGCGGACCTCGTTGATGGTCATCACGCCGCTCCCCAGCATCGACTGGTAGAAGGAGGCTCGCGCCGCGCTGTCACCGCGCAGCAGACCTTCAAGGTTGAACTCAATCACGAGCCCTGCCTGCCGGTCGGCAGGGGAAAGCAGCTGCTTGGCGAGCGCCTGTTCGATACGTTTGAGGCGCCGGCGCAGCGTGAACTTCTGGAACCCCAGCGTTTGCTGTTCGAGTCCGGTGCCCCAGCTGGTGGTCTTCTCGGTGTGACCCACCATGAACGGCGGCACGCCGAAGAAGCGGCAGACCTCCTCGACCGAGAAGGCCCGGCTTTGCAGCATCTGTGCGTCTTCCGGGCTGATCGAGAGCTGGACCCAGTCCATGCCCCGATCAAGCAGCATCGGCCGTCCGGCATTGATCGCTCCGGCAAACTTTTCCTGCAGCAGTTCCTCGGCCTGTTTGCGCTGGTCTAGGGTCAGGCTGTCGGCGGTCTTCAGCAGCCCCGAGGGCCGGACCCCGTTTCGGAAGGTGTCGCCCGAGGCCCGCTCGATGGCCTGCGCCAATCCGAAGGTCTGGCGTCCGAAGCTGAGGGTCGAGAGACCGCCCAGCGGATTACCGCCAAAGCCCCGGATGTGGAGCATGTTGTCCTGGCCGACGATAGAGCGCACCCCATTGTCCGACCACTCATATTCAAGGCTGCCGTCACGCAGACGGCGCACTGTCATGAGCTCGGGCGCGATGGGAACGCTGAGCGCCACCACCCGGCCATTGCTGCCCCGGATGATCTCGGCATAGGCATTGCCGCAGAGTTCAATCGAGGCGCAGATGAACTCCCAGAAGTCGACCGCGGTTTGGTCGGCATTCGGGCTGTCATGCAGGATCCGGTAGAGTGGGTGGTCAGTGGCAACCATCCGTGCGCCACCTTTGGTTCGGTAAACCATGAGCGGCAGTGAGGCGATCGTACCGGCGAGCAGATTGACGCAGGCCCATGCTGAGGCGAGCCCCAGTACCGAGCTGCTCGAGACCACTTCGCCGGTCGTGGTTGTGCGCCCGCCTGCGGCTTGCACCAGCCGTGGGTCGGTGAGGCCGATAGAGCGCGCGATGTAACCGAGCGCCTTCTGGAAAAGGTTCATGTGGCGAGGCTCTTCAGCCAGTCATCGATGGTCCCGGAGGTGTCGCCTGCCATCGCTGCCCCCACTGCCATGCACAGCGCGACGGCTGCGTCGATCTTGTTGATGGCCCGCTGCTTGGAGAGCCACTTGTTGTCCCAGCGGTCGGTCTCGGTGACCGCTGACATCATTGCCGAGATGAGGACCGGATTGCGTCTGAGCCGGATGCGCCCTTCAAGGATCAATTCTTCGAGGTGCCGGAGGGAACCCGGCATCCAGAGGCCTTCGGTCATCTCGCCCGCAGGCTTGGCCCGCTTGGTGCCGCCCTGCGGATGCTCGACAAAGGCAAGGTCGAGCCCGAGTTCGGCGACTTCCTCCTCGAACCGCCGGAAAGCGTAGCGGTCGTAGGCGACCGCCTCGACCCGGTAGTCCGACGCTAGCTCAGCCAGCGCCTGCGCCACATGGCGAAAGCTGATGTTCTCGCCGGCCGGCGCATTCAGAAATCCGTCTGCGACCCACAGGTCGTAGGGCTGCTTGTCGCGCAGCACGCGTGCGCTCAGCGTGTCGCCCGGCGTCCAGACCTCGACCCATGCGTCAAAGCAGGGTTTGCCATCCTTCTCGCCATTGCGCTGAACAGCGGCCAGCGCAGTCAAATCCCGGTTCTGGCTGAGGTCGAGCCCGAGCCAGACGGATTGTCCGGCCTTAGGGTTGAACTCTGCAAGCAGAGGTTCCAGCGTTGCTCGCGCCATCCAGGCAGTCTCAGCATCCGTCCACACGCAGAAGTGGAGGCGCAGGATGCCGTTCAACTGCCCCGGAATCGCTTTCGCCTGGGCCACGACTTCCGAGAGGTATTGCTCCGTGATCGTTACGCCCAGCAGCGGGTTGGCCTTGATCCAGCAACTGGGATCGGTCAGCGGATCGTCGCCCTCATCAAGCCCGCAGACATAGCTGAAGGTCGTATCGTCGATGACCTGGCCGAGGAATGTAGGGTCGGTCACCGCATCTGGATTGCCAGCTGCCACCCGGATGGCGTGTTCGTGTTCCTCCCATGCGACCGAATTGCGATCCGAGCCCGAGTTCGTGATCATGAACAGCAGCGGATCGCGGCGGAATTTGAAGCCGCGCTCCAGCATCTCGATGATCGAGCGGTCGGGAAGCTCGTGGACCTCATCCGCCAGTACAAAGTATGGCCGGGGGCCAGAGCCGGTCTTGCCCGTGTCGCGCGAGACCGGGCGAAAGAAACTCCCCGAAGCCAGATGCGCGATGTTGAATTCACGCCCCGGACCGCCCGAGAACTCCAGCCGCCGTGCCAGCGCGGGCGATTGCCGGACCATCCGCACAGCGTCGCGGAACAGGATATTGGCCTGCTCCTTCTTGGCCGCGGCCGCATAGATCTGGGCGCCCGCTTCCTGGCAGGCGGTCATTCCGTAAATGCCGATGCCGCCAGCAACCGGCGATTTGCCGTTGCCTTTGCCTTGTTCGATATAGGCACGGCGGAACCGGCGGCGGCCGTCCTTGCGTTTCCAGCCGAACAGCGAGCCGACGATGAACGCCTGACTGGGCTGGAGCTCGAAGGGCTGGCCCTCGAACTGGCCTTCAGACAGCTTCAGCACTTCCTCGAAGAAGGCGAAGGCGTGATTGGCGGCAGTCTGGTCGAACCAGATCCCGTCCTTGCGCTTCAGATCAGCTATGTGCCGTTTGCAGGCATTGCGAACATGCGGCCCGGCGACGATCTCGCCTGAGACCACCGCCTTGGCATAGGCCAATGTCCGGTCAGGCGAAGAAGCGGTCGGCGGGGTCCGCGCCTTCTTCTGGCGGCTGGGCCGCGATCCTGCTCCTAGCACTCGGCGTCATCCCGAATTCTGCGGCGTAACGCATCATGTCCGCCGCCGCCTTGTTGGCGGTGCCCACCAGCGGGTTCTGGACCGCGTTGCCGTTCGATGTCTTGATCATGAGGCCGCCGGTCAGCTGGTCCTTCTCAGCCATCTTCGCGATCGCGCGTTCTGCCTGGACCCAGCGGCCATAAGCCATGGCGTAAGCCGCAAGGGCCGCCCGATCGATCTCGGAGAGGATCCCGAGATTATAGAGCTCGGTTGCAACCCGGTTCCATTCCTCAACCGCATCAGCGGTCAGATGGTGGGGAGGAGCCGGAATAGCCGCCTTGGTCTTTGCTTCCTTGCGATTGACCTGCCGTTTGCCGGGGTTGGAGGTCACAAGCTTTAGCTGCGTGGGCTTCGGCTTTCTGCCGGTAATCATGCAGCCTCAGCTATTCTCCCGCCTGCAATCTCTTCAAAGGTCCGGCCGTCACCCTCAAGGGTAGCGGCCTTGCCGGTAAAGTCCTGCCAGCGCTTCACGGCGACATCGATGTAAGCGGGATTGAGCTCGATGGCGTGGACTACGCGGCCGGTCATCTCACCAGCAATGATCGTAGTGCCCGAACCAGAAAACGGCTCATAGACCGCTTGTCCCGGGCTGGAATTATTCTCGATCGGGCGCTTCATGCACTCGACTGGCTTTTGCGTTCCGTGACCCGTCTCGTTCTTCTTGGGCTTGGCGATATGCCAGACGGTGGTCTGCTTGCGGTCACCGGCCCAGTGACCCTTCGCGCCCTTCTTCACGGCATACCAGCAGGGCTCATGCTCCCAATGGTAGTCGCCGCGCGAGAGCACGAGCTGACCCTTGTCCCAGATGATCTGGGAGCGAAGCATCAGATCGCAGGCAGCCAGGCTGTCGCCCACTACACCGGCATAGAGTCCAGCATGCCAGACATAGGCGACGTCTCCCGGAAACAGCGCCCAAGCTTCTCGCCAGTCGGCCTTGTCGTCGTTCAGCACCTTGCCCTTGGCAGTGCCTGAAGCGGCAACGCCGGCCTTTTCGCGCCAGGCCGGATCATATTCTACGCCGTAGGGCGGATCGGTGACCATCAGGTGGGGTGAGACCCCGTTCAGTGCCTTGGCGACGGTGTCGGCATCGGTGCTGTCACCGCAGACCAGTCGGTGCTTTCCCAGCAGCCAAACGTCGCCGGGCTTGGCGACCGGATCAATCGGCGCTTCCGGGATTTCGTCTGGGTCGGTGTTACCTTCGGTCTTTTCGGCCAGCAGCTTCGAGAGCTCCTCATCCGAGAACCCGGTCAGCATCAGGTCGAAATCGAAGCCCTGCAGATCACCGAGTTCAACGGCCAGCAGTTCAAGGTCCCAGCCAGCGTTGAGCGCCAGCTTGTTGTCTGCGATGACATAGGCCTTCTTCTGGGCTTCGCTCCAGCCCTTGGCGACCATGGTCGGGATCTGCGTCAGGCCCAGCTTGCGCGCGGCAAGCAGTCTGCCATGTCCGGCGATCAGGCCGCCATCTTCGTCGACGAGGATCGGGTTGGTCCAGCCCCACTCGCGGATCGAGGCCGCGATTTGCGCGACCTGTTCGTCCGAATGCGTGCGGGAGTTGCGCGCATAGGGCGTGATCTTCTCTATCGGCCAGAGCTCGCTGCTCTGGGCCGGCCAGTTCTGATCCATAGATGTCCTTGAAACGGGTTCGGCCGCAGGAGTCCGTAAGGGCTTGCGGCACTTGTTTGCGATGTTGGAAAGTCGCTATGGACGTTGGAGGTTGGGCCTGTAGCTCAGTTGGTTAGAGCTGGCCGCTCATAACGGCTAGGTCGCGGGTTCAAGTCCTGCCGGGCCCACCAATCAAATAAGTTCGAGCTCGCTCAGCACCTTCGCTGCATCGAGCAACTGGTCGGTCTGGACCGTGATCTCGATCGTCATGCTGTCTGCGGTCGCGCTGGCGTAAACGCCGCCCTCGTAGAGTTCCTGTTCGATCGTCTCGATCACCGCGATGATCCGGCTGCGGTCGAAGTTCTCGGGCAGCGTGCGGATCGCAAGGCGGATGGTGCTGGTGATGCCCGCGCTCATTCTGCGTCTGCCATGATCTCGTAAAGGCCGACAAAGCCGGTCAGGTAAGGCAGGCCCTTTGGCATGCCATGTTCCCGCGCAGTGTTGCGGTCGATCTTCCAGCCCATCCAGCGGGTGATGGCGGCGCCGATGGCTCTTTCAAGGCCAAGCCCAGTGTGAATGCCGTTGTGCACATCGTCGGCGAAGTGTCGGCCGTGGCGGCTGTCGAGGAAATCCCGCACCCCTTCTGCGCTGCCCACCGTGACCTTGGTAATCGCCGGGAAGGCAATGGCCCAGGCTGCATCGGCATCGGCGAATGCGCTGCTGGTGCCGTAGAAGCCGCAGGCTTGGTTGGCAGTTGGCAGGGTCGAGTTGGTCATCTGCATCGCTCCGTGTTCGTGAAGCGACTACCGCTCTTATCGCGGCGACTATCCAGTCAATTCGATGGAAAACATCGACTTTATGCGACCTGACCCCCGGTCCGAGTTTCGCGGTTGCGAAAAGTTTGGGCCAAGCGCGGT